ACTCTTCTTGCTGGTGCAACTGGTACTACAGGAATGCTCGCAGCAGGACTATCAAGTGCAGCAACAGTTTTAAGTGTAGGTACGTTATCAGGATATATTGGTGAGTGGACTCGTGGTGTTGATGATTGGATTCGTGGTGATGGAAATAATATTATGATGAATGGTATTGCAGATATTACTGCTGGTTTGTCTAGTGGACTGGAGATAGTAGGAGCTCCTTTCCGTGCTTTATTTGAAGGTGTGAACTCACTCATCAAGCATGGTGACTTCTCTCAGTCTAATGAAACTATGGCGGTTATTGATGCTAATATACGTGAGTCTGGTAGAAAATTCTTAAATATGTTTGATTTCTTGAATGTTGTTCCTGATGAAGTAGGAGGATGGGGTACCTTAAGTGCGTATGGTGAAGAAAATGTTGCGAACGCTAACAAAACTTTATTAGAAAGTAAAGGTATTACAGAACAAACTGACGGAGAAGTTAAAAATGCTAGTGGTGGATCATATTTCTTGGATAATCCGACTAATTTTGGACCATTCCAAGGTGGTGAAGCAAATGGTGAGATCGTAACCTTCACTCCATTTGGAGGAAAAGATCTTGTTAACAAGATGGGATCTCATATGACCGATGCACTACAAATGCCTTTCCAATTTGCTATTGGTGGTATTGCTACAGCAATTAACCAAGTTATTGGTACTTTAGGTCCTATGGGACAATTCTTGAAGTCTGCAGTTGGTCCTAGTCTAGGAAAACTAGTAAAAGCATCTGGATTGACTAATCTAAGTCTAGGTGGTGTAAGCACTGGTATTGGTAATTTACTTACTGGTGCTCCTGCTAATGCTGGAGGAGTTTTTGGTAACCTAATGACTGGTAATACAGGTGGTGCTGAACAAATGGCACAAATGTTCACAGGACAAAGAGAAGACACTGATTATTCTGCAGTTCTACCACAAGGAAGACCAGTACTCACAAGTAAATTTGGTCCTAGAAATTTATCATATGGATCTAATGACCATAAAGGAATTGATATTGGTGTCGATAGAGGATCTCCTGTTACTTCTATGGAAGATGGTACTGTGACTTCTATCATTCCTGATTTTATGCATGGATCTGCTGTTGTTGTAACAAGTGATGCAGGAGATGCAACTCTATATGGTCATGTTGATCCAACAGTAGAGAAAGGACAAGAGGTTAGAAAAGGTGAAACAATTGCTAGAGTGAAGTATTGGCCAGGTACAGGTGATATGGCTGCTGATAACACACATCTACACTTAGAAAGACACCCTGGTGGATATGATGGACTATCATCTGCTGTAGATCCTCTAGAGTTTACTAAGAATAGTTCTAAGACACTGAATCAATCT